TTAACTTATTACCAATAATAAGCAGACAGGCTGCAAGTCAACAGTTTAGTTTAAAAGAATATGCCAATGGTAATTTAATTAAGAAAGGAATGTGGTAATGGCTACAGAGTACAGTTCAAACAGTATGTATTTTGATACTCCTATTTTACAAAACCAATTCCTAGGAATAATGGTAGACAGACCAATTCCAAAATTAGTAGACGATTTAAGTTTTACTATAAACGAAACGTATAATCTACGCCCTGACTTATTAGCATTTGATTTGTATCAAGATTCAAATCTTTGGTGGGTATTTGCACAACGTAATCCAAATCAATTACAAGATCCTTTATTTGACTTTACAACAGGCACAACAATTTATCTACCCCAAGAGTCTACCCTCAAATCAGTATTAGGAATCTAATATGACAAATCCTGCAGAGATCAACAGCGCCAGACTAAGTCAGCAACTTGAGATCAATCGGCAAAAACTTGCAGTAAAAAGTTTGCAACAACAAGCCCGAACAGGTGCAAAGTGGAGCAATATTAGAGATGACTGGGATACCAGTGACGAGAGCATTAAACTAACTAGAAAAACGCTAACAAACTTGAATGGACAAAACGAAGGTTTAAAAACACAACCTGGTTATGTCAGTACCAAAGTAAAACTTACACAAAATATTACTGAAACAAATGTGCTGATAAATGACCTAGTAGTAGTACGTTCAACAACACAAAAAACTGAAAACACCACTGAAGTAACAAACAATCTACCCCGAGATAGTGCTGGAACAATTGTAAAAAATGAGCAAATTGGAGCAGTACAAAACAGTAGATTCACAACGCCTATAACTGGAAACAATCAATTTTTTGATGACACAACGCAAGAAGTAAAACCAGTTGTAGCAAGTCTGAATAAAAATACAAATGCAAGGATTTCTAGTCTAAGCGGACTGGAAGATCAAGCACTTGGTGATGTAAAAGGTTCTGGTACTACTAGCACTGTAGGCGGTAGCAAGCCGGTGGTAAAATTAAGTCAAACACAAAATCAAAATAATTTATCTGGAGAATCATTAAAAAGGTCAACTGACGATGATTCAACTACTGTGGTGTCAAATAGCGTTGGAACTGCTAGTCAAGCAGTAGAAGGCAGAGCAGAAGTTGCAGCTGAATTCATGCAAACTATAACACCAGCTCCAAATAAATTAGCAGGGCTAGCCAGCCAAACATATGCGATATCAATATACCTAATGAACAGTGATGAGTATGCACAACTGTTAGGAACTGATAAAAAAACTTTGCCAACTGAGCAACTAATATTGCAAAGTGGAGGAGCACCAGTCGGACAGCGTAACAAATTTTTTGATCTGGATTTTTACCTTGAGAACTTAGAACTACAAACAACAATTGGAACACAATCAACTGCTTCACCTCACAATGTTGTAAAACTATCGTTTGACATACTAGAACCAAATGGCATTACTTTTCTTGAAAGACTACGACAAGCAGTCTGGGAGCATACTGGCGACCGGACTCAAACCATTAATGGACAAAACTATCTTATGGTGATCAGATTTTATGGTTATGACGATCAAGGTAATCTAGTAAGTAATGCACCAGGACAAGAACCAAAACCAGAACAAACAAGCGATCCAGATGCGTTGGTTGAAAAGTTTATTCCGTTTCAAATAAATCAACTGAGATACAAAATTTCTAGTGAAGCAGTGATGTACACTATTGAGGCAACACCAACAATCATGACAGTTGGTTACAGTACTGCACGAGGCACAATCCCATTTAATTTCCAACTAAGTGCTATAGATGTACAAACCCTTTTAAATGGCGACACACAACTACAAACAACTCAAAGACAAGTTGCAGATACTGACGATGATGAAGCATTAGAGGTTGCAGAACGTGCTCCACCTGCAAAAAAAATTGGCTTAAAAGGAGCAACTATAACACAAGGACTGGCTACTGCTCTAAATGAACATCAAAAGTTGTTAGCAGAAAAAACTCCTGGTATGATTCCAGACAAGTACACAATTGAATTAGAAGACGTCGCTGGACTTAAAGATGCAAAAATGCGTAAGCAAGGCACTGTTGACAAACGCCGAGCACCGTTACTAGACAATGCAGATCCAAATCAAAAACTTAACCAAAAGAAACAGAACTTTGATTCAGACACAAAAAACTATAGTATAAATGCAGGAACACAAATTGTACAGTTAATTGACCAAGTGATGAAGAATAGTACCTATGTCACTGCTCAACAAACAGTGGCATTTGATGAAATAACCAAAAAAGAAATTAAAAACACTCCGGTAAAAACAGTTCAATGGTATAGAATTACACAAACTGCAACTCCGACAGCGTATGATCCTGTGCGTAAAGATTATGCATATAATATACACTACAAGATATCTAGGTATCAAATTAACACTCCACGTTCGCCATACTTTCCGCCTGCAATGTACAGAGGTGTACACAAGTTGTACAACTATTGGTTCACAGGACAAAATACAGAAGTAATAAACTTTGAAATAGAGGCAAACAGTAACTATGTTTCTCCTATTAGCAACAGTGGACTCGCAAACAATCCGGGCAATGCAAGGTTTGCAGAAAAACAGTTTTTTCAAACCAGTGTTGAAGAAAGCACACAAGGTGGACAAGGTGAAAGTACATTGCCAGCGGCGCAACTGGCTTCTCGATTGTATTCTAACGCTGATGTGTCAAAAACAACTTTAGAAATAATAGGAGACCCAGACTGGATCACACAAAGCGAATTATTCTATACAGAATCAAATCTAAAACCATTTGAACGCGACGGAAGTTGTAACATGAGAGCAAGTGAAGTCTTGTTTGAATTGAGATTCAATCGTCCAGCAGACTATGATTTGCCAACTGGGTTAATACCAGTAACTAAAAATAATATAGGGGCAAGTGCTATCACCGGTGAAGTAAATCTTCCTGAAGAAAGTATTGTGTTTATGGCACAAAAAATTACCAATAAGTTTCAAAATGGAAAGTTTACACAAGAGATACTAGGCACCCTACGGGAATTTGATACTGCCATTGACAGTCCAAAAATGAAAAAAGAAGAGTCCAACAAAGTTGAAAAAGTTGCAACACCAGTTGCTCGACCAAGTGGTGTGCGTAGCACAAAGAAAGAACCAGTGCCAACATACGATGATGCAGTGCAACGTAGAGCAAGAGGACTAGGTGTTGCGAATAATTCAGCACCGACAGGTGTAAATGAACGTCCTGACTATATTACAGGCAGTGGTAGGCCTAGTGGTTTAAAGCCAACTGAGAACCAAGGCAGTAAAGTAGCACCGCAAAACTACGATGATGCAATTATGCGTAACAAAAGAATTGCCACTATGCAAAATGCTAGTACTAACTACGTAGACCCAATAGTAAACCAAGCCAACTGGCAACCAAAAGTACCACCAAAACCAGCCAGTAAGGTAGTAAGCGACGATGCTGGTAATGATAAGCAAGAAACGTGGCTACAAAGAAAAAATAGACGTGCTCTCGAAAGATCAAGAGCAAGAATTAAAGCTGGAGCGACTGTGATAGGCGGACAAGGTGGCGGTGTAAACACAAGCTCAGCATTTAGATAGGTAAAATATGGCAGAAAATTATCAACGCAGTGTAGGAACTCCAAGGGCTTATAAAGAAACCAAAGGTGGTATTCCTGCTCCTTCAGGACCATATATAGGTGAAGTGGTTAACAATGTAGACCCTACAAGAAGTGGGCGTGTACAGGTGTATTTAGAATACCTTGCAGGACCAGATAAAAACAACAAAGATTTATGGCGAACTGTAAGTTACATCACACCTTACTATGGCTTTACACAACAGAGTGCACCTCAACCAACAGGACCTGGAAGTTTTGTAGGCAACAATCAAAGTTATGGATTCTGGGGAACTCCACCAGATCTAGGAACAAAAGTTATTTGTTTTTTTGTAGACGGTGATCCTACACAGGGTTACTATCTTGGAATGCCAATTGAACCAGGACTGAATCATATGCTACCTGCAATTGGAGCAAGTGAAAAATATGTAGATGATACAAGTTCACCATTATTTGCAAACAAACAAAAATTACCTGTGGTTGAGATAAACAACAGTAACAAAGCAATAGCAGAAAATCCAAGATTTTTTGAAGAAGCAAAACCAGTGCATAGTGTTGTTGCAGGACAGATGCTCTCTCAAGGTGTTATAACTGACCCTTTAATTGGACCTATTACATCAAATAGTCAACGTGAGTCACCTAGCAATTGTTTTGGAATAAGCACACCTGGTCGACCTGTATATTCGGGAGGTTTGACAGATGCACAACTACAAGAAAAAATAAAGAGCTCGACTTTACAAGCAAATGAAGTAAACATACTTGGACGCAAAGGCGGACATAGTATTGTTATGGATGACGGTAGTCAAACTAACGAGGACAATCTCATTAGAATACGCACAAGTAGCGGACATCAAATTATGATGAATGATACACCTGATGGCCAAACTATTCACATAATGCATGCCAATGGGCAAAGTTGGGTTGAACTAGGGAAAGAAGGTACAATTGATGTGTACGCTTCTAACAGTGTAAACATTAGAAGTGCTGGTGAAATAAACATGCACGCCGATCGCAATATCAATATTAACAGTGAAAATGGTACTATTAATATGAATGCTAAAGGTGCAATGAGTTTAGAAGCAGCCAGTTTAAATTTAACAGGTACAAACAGTTTACTTGCATACAGTAAAAGCATGATTGGTTTGAAAAGCGACGCGGCTTTAATGCTGAAAAGCAACACAGGCAGTTGGGGTGCTGGAAGTAATCTTACACTTGAAGCAGGATGTATAAAATTGAACAGCGGTTCTGCAGGCGATGTGCCAAAAGCACAAGCAATACCAAAACGTAGATTACCTGATACAAAGTTTGATCCAAGCAAAGGATGGATTCCAGAGCCTGCCGCTATACAAACTATTGTTACACGGGCTCCAACACACGAGCCTTACGCTGAGCGTGGTACTGGAGTTAACACCTCTACTAATTTATCAACCAGCGGAGAAGAAGTTCCGTTAGATGACAAAACAAAAGCCGCAGTTGACAAGACTGAAACAACTGAAATTAAGAAAAAAATGGACAAAGGCGATTACGAATCACAAAATACTGCAGAATCTAACGTAGGAAAACTTGAAAAAAACAAAGTAACTGGCATGTTGGCACAAGCAAGTAAATCAGTGCCACAAGGTTTTAATGAAATATCAAATACGGCCGGCGTGGGTAAATTTGGTTTTGATGCTACTGAACTAGAAAGTGCTGGATTTCTAAAGCCGGGCACTGCTGACTTCTTCCTCAAAGATGCAACTTCTAATCTCAACACAGTGTTAAGTAGTTCAAGTGTGTGGAGTGGTAATCAAGGAATCAATGGATTAAGTGACTTTTTAAATAATGAATTGATTCAAGACATAACAAAAAATGACTTATTCACTAAAGGACTAAACGGATTGCAAAACGCAGGCATTGTTACTGGACTCGAAAACGATGCAGATCTTGCAGGACTTGTAGCAGGCGCTAGTAAATTTGGAGTGAATGCAGTTAAAAAATGGACAGAAGGTAGTGCTATACTTGGTAAAACATTGAATGGAGCTAATAGCGGAAATATTACTGCAGGACAAATGAACGAGCTGGTTGCTGGCGGAAAGTATGCAGTAAATCTTACAACACAAAAAATAAGCAGTGAGATACAAGGATTCACCACAGGTTCAGCAGGCACAACAGGAACAGTTATAAGAAAAGAAATTGATACCGCAGTGCAGTCAGTTATTGCTAGTCAAAAAGTCACAGGATTAGAAACATAAATACGTCATGACATCGATTATCGGATATAGCACAGTAGGTAGATATAAAAATTATACCATTACGGATTTTGAACTTATCAAAGTTGATCTACTGAATGCACTTAACATAAGACAAGGCGAAATGCCTGGTAGACCAGACGTCGGCACATCAGTATGGAGTCTTATATTTGAACCGCAAAATGCTCAAACATCACAAGCCATTATCAATGAATTACAACGTGTAGTGGCTCAAGATCCAAGAATAGAAATTGCAGACATCAATGTATTTGCTCAGGAAAACGGCTTTCTTTGTGAACTCGAAGTACAGACAATTGCAGGTCAAGATGCAAATAGTTTAACGGTATTCTTTGACAATCAAACACAACGAGCCTCCTTCTCAGACGTCTAGTATAAACTGCGTAGTTTATTTTGTAGATAAATACTAGGTAAGGAAATACACATGGCTAAAACTACAAGACAGACTAGTATATTTGGTGTTGAAGATTGGAAGCGAATCTACCAAACATATAGAGAAGCAGACTTTCAAAGTTATGATTTTGAAACACTGCGTAAAAGTTTTATAGATTACATACGTCTATACTATCCAGAAAGTTTTAACGACTATATTGAATCAAGTGAATTCATTGCACTATTAGATGTAATAGCATTCATGGGTCAAGCTGGTAGTTTTAGAAATGACCTTAACACCAGAGAGAATTTTATAGACACTGCTGAACGAAGAGACAGTGTTA